GGCAGGGGTATCTGGTCGGCGACGGAGGCGGGCCTGAGCTGTTCGTGCCCGGGCAGTCGGGGCGGCTGCACCCGATCGGCGGCGCTGCCGGCGGCGGGGCCAACGTGAAGCTGGAAGTGATCAACAACGGCCCGCCCATGCGCGCGGAACAGACGACCACCCGCGCGCCGGACGGCTCGCAGGTCATCCGCCTGGTGTTGAACGCGGTCGCTGACGACATCGCAGGCGGTGGCAGGACGGCCGCGGCGATGAAGGGTCGATTCAACCTGCGGGAGGCGGGTTGATGGCTGGCCGCCGCTGCCGCACCTGCACGCACCCCGACCGCGATCGCATCGAGCTCGAGGCCGCGATCGCGTGGAAGGACCGCGCCCGTGGGTCGATTGCCGAGGTCGGGATGCGCTACGGAATCCCGAAATCGAGCATTTACCGGCACGTCGAGAACCACATGACGCAGGAGCAATTCGCGCGCCTGCTGCACGGCGTTCCAGACTCCGTCGAGATTGACGTCGACAAGGTGACGCGAGAGCAAGGGCAGCGCGCGATTCTGGGCATGGCACGCCTGGTCAGGGAGCTGCAGGAGGTGGCGGCGCGTGCGGACCAAGCTGGAGAGATCGACGCGGCCACTCGTGCCCGGGTCGCGCAAGGCAACATCTATCGCGAGCAGGCCAAGCTGGCCGGCAAGTATCCGGGGATGAAGTCGACCACGACCAACAACGTCCTGGTGGCCGATGGTCGCCAGGTGTTCGATGTTGTCGCCCGCATCCTCAGCAAGGCCCGCGATCTCCCCGATGCGCGCCGGATGCTGGCGCACGAGCTGGCGAGCGGGGCGCAACAGCAGGTGATCGACGTGGAGGTGATCGAACATGATCGCCAGGAATGAAGCCGGGCGCCGTGTCCTACGCGCGCAGGCGTGGCGGTTCGACCCGGTACAGATGATGCGCGATGCGGGCTTCGCGCCCGATCCGCACCAGGTCGAGCTGCTGGAGTGCGACGACGACAACACGCTGGTCTTGTGGCCGCGGCAGTCGGGCAAGTCCCAGACCTGTGCGATCAAAGTACTGCACCAGGCGTGCTTCGACCCCGGCGACGTGGTCATCCTCGCCGGCGAAAAACAGGATCAGGCGCTTGAGGTCTACGAGAAGGCGTTCGACGCCCACGCGCAGCTGAGCGAGATCGGCGAGTTACCGAAGGTGACGCGGTCGGGCGACGAGCTCCTATTCGAAAATGGCTCGCGCCTGTTGGCGAAGCCGTCGACCGTCGGCTCCATCCGGGGCTATGCCGCCAAGCTTGTCCTGATCGATGAGGCGGCATGGACGGGCGACGACACGCTCGCGAAGGTGGCGCCGATGCTGTCGGCGACCAATGGGAGGCTGATCTGTGCGAGTACCCCATTCGGTGCGCGCGGCTGGTTCTGGCAGGCGTGGCACGACGGCGAGGGTTGGCGGCGCCTCACCGTGTCCATCGATGACCTGCCGCGGCTCACCCCGCGCGAAATTGAGCGGCAGCGCCGGATCCTAAGGCCCATGCAGTTCCGGCAGGAGTTCCTGCTCGAATGGCTCGACGGCGACCAGCAGTTCTTTTCGACCGAGCTCATCGAATCCGCCTTCGCCGACGACTTCGAACCCCTGTTCCCGGCCGATGGGTTCACCCCCTTTGCCGATGACTTCGAGCCATTGGAGGTGTCCCCGTGAATCTGACAGAAGTTGAACGCCGCATGTTCGTCGGGATCGACATCGGCCAGGTCAACGACTCGACCGCTCTGGCCGTTGTGGAGCGCCTGCGCGCCGTGCCCGCGCCCTGGGCGAACTCAAGCCCGAACCAGCGCGCACGCGCCCGACAGGCGGCCGCTGAGGAGCCGCTGCGGCTCAACGTGCGCCATGTCGAGCGGCTGCCTCTCGGGATCCTGTACCCGAGGCAGGTCGAGATGATCATGGAGCGCCTGCAACGTCCCGCGCTGCGTGGCGCGACGGTCTACTTGGACGCCACCGGTGTCGGCCGGCCGGTGCTGCAGATGCTCCGGCAAGCCGGCGCGCGCAACGTGCACGGCATCACGATCACTAGCGCGCAGAGTGAGGCCCGTCAGACCCCCGACGGCTGGAACGTCGGCAAGGCCGAGCTCATGAACGGCGCGCTGATTGCCATGCAAGTCGGACAGCTCCGTTTGCACCGAGGAGTGGACCACGTCGACCGGCTGGTGAAGGAGTTGCGCGACTTCCGCGCGCGACAGAACCCGACCAGCGGAAACATGACCTTTACCGCCCGCGAGGGTGAGCACGACGACCTTCCGCTCGCCCTGTCCTATGCCGTATTCGGCGCCCTGCGCCCTGAGCCGGCAACCCGTATCGCAGCGAGGTTCGCCGCATGAATTTCCGCCAGTCCCTTTCGAACGTCCGCCGCTTCCTGTCGCGAGCCGGCCGCACTCTCACCCAAGGTTCAAAGCCCATGCCTATCACCGCCTACACCCATCCCGAATACGACCGCTTTGCCCCGTTGTGGGAGAAGGTGAGCGACGCCTGCGCTGGTCAGGACGCCCTCAAGGCCAGGAGTCCGTTGTACCTGCCCGACCCGAGCGAGGGCAGGGAGGGCGACCGCGCGCACGCCGACGCGCGCTATCGGGGCTACTGCCGCCGGGCCGTCTACCTCAACGCGACCGGCCGCACCCTCTCGGCCCTGGTCGGGATCGCTTACGCCAACTGGCCGAGGGTGGTGCTGCCCAGGGGCCTGAACTACCTGCTCGAGGACGCGGACGGCTCAGGGGTGGGGCTGATCAACCAATCCCAGTGGGTGCTGTCGGAGGTGTTGAAAAAGGGGCGGGTCGGCCTGTTGGCCGATGCGACGACGTTGGACGAGACGGAGGCCCTGCGTGACATGTCCGTCGCACAGCTTCGTGAGATTGGTCATCGCTTCCTTGTGGCCGCCTACTCGGCCGAGTCCATCCTGACTTGGGAACTCGACCGGGGCCGGCTGACCCGCCTGGTCCTGTCGGAGATCCACCACGACTACACCGGCGGGGAAGTGTGGGAGGTTCCCCAACTCCGCGAGCTCCTGCTGGTCGAGGGCCGGTGCCAGGTGCGCCTGTGGCGCCAGTACACCGCCGCAGGGCAGTTCCACCTCGTGAGCGACGTAGCGACCAGCTTCGCGCGCATCCCGTTCACCTTCATCGGCGCTACGAACAACGATGCGACGCCGGACCAGCCGCCGCTGCTGGACCTGGCGAACGTCAATCTGGCGCACTTCCAGAACAGCGCTGACTTCGAGGAGAGCGTGTTCCTCAACGGCCAGCCGCAACTGGTGTTCGAGGGCGCCACGAAGGAATGGGCCGAGGAGGCGGACGTGGTGTTTGGCGCGCGGGCGGCCTTGGTCACGCCGCCGGGCACGACCGCCAAGCTGCTGCAGGTTCAGCCCAACACGCTCGTGCGCGAGGCCATGCGCGACAAGGAACAGATGATGGCCGCGCTGGGCGCGCGCCTCCTGGGACCGGGCGGGAAGACCATGACCGCCACGCAGAGCGCCGCGGAGACGAAATCGGCCTATAGCCAGCTGTCGCTGGCCGCGGACAACGTGAGCGAGGGCTACCGCAAGACGCTGGCCGAGATCGCCGGACTGGCCGGGAGCGGGGAGGTCGACTTCGCGATCGACACCCGTTTCAACGACCTGGCGCTCGACGCCAATGCCCTGCGCGAGACCGTGGCCGCATGGCAGGCGGGCATGGTCCCCACATCGGATGCCTGGGCCGTGCTGAGGCGGCTGGGCGTGGTGGACCAGGGCAAGAGCGACGAGCAACTGCGCGACGAGCTGGACGCGCAGGGGCCGGCCCTCGACCTTGACCGGGCGGCCTGACCCGTGGCGCTGACCGTCGAGACCGGCGCCGGGCTGCCCGAAGCTGACAGCTACGCCACTACGGCGGAGCTGCAGGCGCGCGCGGCTGCCTACGGGGGGCTGCTACCACCCGATACCGGCGCGCAGGAGGTGCTGCTCCGTCGCGCCGCGGTGGCCATGAACGCGCAACGGTGGGAGGGCTGCCGTTCGACGCCCTACCAGCCGCTGGCCTGGCCGCGCCTTGGGGTGCCGGGCGTCGCGATGGACGCGATCCCGCTGGCGGTCAAGCAGGCGCAATGCGCGCTGGCGGTGGAGCTCTATGCCGGCGACACGGCGCCCGAGGCACGCGGCCCCGTGCTGCGCGAGCGGGTCGACGTGCTTGAAGTCGAGTACGCAGCCCCGGCGGCCGTGGCAAAGGACCGCCAGCCGTCTGCGTCGCTTGTGTTGGCGGGCCCGTACCTGCGCGCCCGCAGCGCGGCCGTAGCGACCGCGAGGGCCTGACCATGGCCGCCTCCTCGATCTTCGACCAGGTGACGCGCCGGCAGGTGCTCCTTGAACGCTACAAGGCCGACGAACTGCGCCGGCTCGACGCCTTTTTGCGGGACATGGACCGCGCGCTCCGTGAGCGCCTGGGCCGGGCGTCCGCGACCGACTTCCAGCGTGACAGGATCGAGACCCTGCTCGCCGAGCTCGCGCAGATCATGGTGGCGGTCCAGCGCCCCTACCAGCGCGACCTGCTGCAGCGCATGGACGCCGTGGCGGTGCACGAGGCCACCATGGAGGCGCGGGCGCTGACAGCTCTACCGGCGTTCGAGGCCACGGTGCCAGCCGCCGCCCAAGTCCATGCGGCAGTGTTCGCCGCGCCCATGGCGGCCCGCGGGGCCGGCGGGGGGATGCTGCTCGAGCCATTCGTCTCCAGGTGGGCGGAGGCCGATCGGGAGCGCGTGGTCGGCGCCATTCGCCGCGGCGCCTTCGAGGGGCGCACCACCGCCCAGATCGTGCAGGACGTTCGAGGCACGAAGGCGCGGCGCTTCCAGGACGGCGTCCTCGCGGTCAACCAGCACGCGGCCGCGACCGTCGTCCGGACTGCCCTGCAGCATGTCGCCACGACTGCGCGCATGGAGACGCTGCAGGCCAACGCGGACATCCTCGACGGCTACACCTGGAGTAGCACCCTGGACAGCCGCACCTCCCCGGTGTGCCAGTCTCTGGATCGCAAGGTCTTCCAGTTCGGCAAGGGCCCCGTGCCGCCGGCCCACCCAAATTGCCGCAGCTCGATCATCCCGAAGCTGGCGAAGGAATGGGCGTTCCTGGACGAAGGCGCGCAGCGATCGAGCTCCGATGGCCCGGTCGATGCGGACCTGACCTACTTCGAATGGCTGCGACGCCAGCCGGCCGGCTTCGTGGAGGATGCGCTGGGGCCGACGCGAGCGCGCCTGTTCCTGTCCGGCGGATTGTCCGCGGAGGAGTTCGCCCGCCTGCAGCTGGGGCGCAACTTCGAACCGCTCACCCTTGAGGAGATACGGCAGAAAGCGCCGAAGGTGTTCGAACGGGCGGGGGTGTAGCGGCTTGACTGTCGTCTCATGTTTTGAGACAATCGAGCCGGATCTGAACGGCGGCCCGTCCGCTTATAGGATCCACCCGGGCGCCGCAAGGCGCCCCTTTTTTTTATAGGCGTACGATCCCGTTCGGGTCCCCAGGCGCCGCAGCCAAGCACAGGACCGGTTGCAAGCGCAGGAGGAGGTTTTTCGCCCCCGACTTGCGCATGAACTTGTTCGGCTCCTGGTACTGGTACAGGAGGAAAGCGGTGAGATCGGCGGCTTGTATGAACGATGAGTGCCGTGAATCTCTATAAACCGGATCTTCGATCACCCTCCGGAGCGGCAGGTCTCTGTAAGGGCCAAACCGGCTGGGGACGGGGTTGTATCGACGCATTCGCCGTAGCAACTGGGTGATCTTCGCCATAGGCATGCCGTCTGGAAAGATCATTCCGCGCTCATCCGCATTGCTGGGCCCGTAGAAATTTCTGTGCCCTGCCGTGTTCTCAAAGCGCTGGATCAGGGCTCGCCATGCGATGGTAAGAATGTCTTGATCCAGTTCATATCGTGTCTTGTCGACAAGAACGTTGATAACGCTGAACCCGTCGAAAGCCGCGATCTCGTCGGTTAGATGGCGCAGGATCGCGAGTCGATCTGTGCGGGCTATTCGCGCCAAGTCGCCAGGCTTGTTGATGAACTGAGCGGCGTGGATCTCCTCCCGGAGCTTGAGGCCGAAGCTGGTGCGCATCCGACTGCGAAAAGCGGCCAAGTGATCTAGAGCGTCGCGCCAACGCAACTCATGCACCACCAACGCAGACAGCGCGAAATAGCGCGTCGGCGACCCCGTCATGCCAGGGTCCCCGCTTTCGTCGACGTACATCATGTACATGCTCACCCCCCTTGGGCCGAGCATAGCCGGTCGGGCGACGATCAGGTACAGGATCGAGCTGCTCGCAGACGGCGATGCCGTCATCCTGCCGTCACGCCACAAACAAAAAGCCCGGCGCTTGGCCGGGCTTCCTGTAACTGCCTATTTTTCAAGGCCTTATTGGTGGGCGGTGCAGGGTTCGAACCTGCGACCCTCGCCGTGTGAAGGCGATGCTCTACCGCTGAGCTAACCGCCCGGTTCGCGCGACGCCGGCTGGCCGGCGGGCGATGTTGCCCGTCCGGTG